CCTGGCTGCTGACCCCGGAACCGGAGGTGCGCCGCTGGCTCTGCGGGCTGGATGTGGCCCGGCTGGCTCCGGTAATGTCCAATGCCAACGACCGCATGGGGGCCTTCCCGCATCTGTACGCCGACGGGGTGTCTTTGCCGGAGCAGGGCTTTGCCGCCCCGCTGGCGAACCCTGTGCCGTTGATGCTGGTCACTGGCTGTACGGAATTCAGCCTGACGGCGCTGTGGGCGGCAGCCCCGGCTGCGCTGCCTGCACAGCCTGCCGTTGCCCCCGCTGGGGAACAGGCCATCCAATTTGCTGTGCGGTACGGCTCCGAGCTGGAGCGGATCTTCCACACCCAGCACACAGCGCAGGTGCTGGCCGATACCGGCTGCACCGCTCCGGTCTATCTGTGTCAGGTGAACTACGGCGCACCGGACAGCCGCCGCCCCATCCCCTCGGTGGGGTCCTTCCTGGGGGTGGCGATCCCCATGCTGACCGACGATCACAGCTACAATCTGCTGCATGATTTCTCCGCACAGGGGTATCAGCAGATGGCGGATCGGTTCTGCGGGTATCTGTCCCGCTTTATGCGCGGGGGAGACCCTGCCCGGGGCGGCCGGCTGGACCAGCCGGCGTGGCCCGGCTGGACCCCGCAGCAGCCTATGAGCCTGGTGCTGGATGCCTCGGACACCGAGAGCTTTGCCCAGGTACAGGATGTTTCCGGGGATACAGACCAGCTGCGCCGCCAGATGCAGCAGGACCCGCTGGACCGGGACAGCAAAAAATATATCCTGGAGCAGATCCTGGCCGGGCGCTTTTTCAGCCAGCCGCTGGAAGGGCTGGAACTGTGACCAGCCGGAAAGTGCCTTTTTGTCGGGCCGTGGCTGAAAAAGGAAAAGCTCTGTGCCAGCTGAAATTGTAGAATAAACGCAAGAGAAATCCAAGTGGTTTCACTTGCGTTTATTTTTTTGCGCATTTTTTCAGGAAGTGAGGGAAAAAGGATGGCAAAACACATGACGCTGGAAGAGCGCAAGGTGCTGGAAGCGCGGTACAATGCGGGCCAGAGCATCCCCGGAATCGCCAATGCAATGGGCTTCAACTTTTCCACCATCTATAAAGAGTTGAAGCGTGGAGATACCGGCAAGATGGACAAGAACGGCCGTGCAGGGTACAGCGCAGTGCTGGGACAACAACGACTTTACAAAACCAAGCAACGCCTGCGGTATCAAGCGGATTACCCCGGCGGGCTGAAAGAGTAAAGGAAAGGCGGAAAAGGAGAATGCTTGAACTGGCAATCTGGCTATATCACATTGGCACTCCCGATTTAACGGTGCGGATTGCGACGGATGTAGCTACAGTCATTTTCCTTTTGTGGGGCATCCTGAACTACTACGAAAAAAAAGAAGCTCAGGAGGCATTTCGTGAGATGTCCAGATCAGCTAGATACTGGAAGATGGTATCGGAACACAGATGGAGTACGATAAAGGAACTCATGGAGAGACTGCACAGATGGAATGGATCGGGGAAATCGTAACGGCTGGAATTATTACGGTACTGGCCTGCGCCGGAATCTTTGAGCTGCTGGAACGCCGTAAGCGGGCAGCGTTCAAAGAGCAGATTCACGATCTGGCGCAGAAGTACATAGACAAGATGAAACAGGAAGAACACGTTAAGAAGTGAGCTTCCGGGCATGGGCAGACCTACCCGCCCACCATGCGGCTAGTCTATCTAGGGGGGCGGCCGCCCGGCTACCGCAAGGCCGGGGCCCTACCTGCTGGGGGCAGAAAGAATACAGCGGGGCGGCCCGCATGGGTGGCGGCTACCTGTCCGATGCCGCCTTTTTATCTGGTACGGCCAGTGCAGGAGAGGGTGCATTCCCTTCCGCCCGGTACTAACCCCGGGGCGTACCGCCAAAGACCGAACATCCACCCACCAAAGAAAGGACTACGATATGAACGACGAAAAGAAAATTGGCTTTTCCGTAGAACTGGAAAACAACCATGTTGACCTGTGGGCACATGGTGACGATGAAACGCTGGTGAACCTTGCCGTTGCAGCGACAGCGAACATTGTTGCTGCGGCTTGCGGCAATGACGTGAAGGAGGCCGAAAAGCTGCTGCAGGATGTGAAGATCGGGCTGGATGCAGCACTCGATCAGGCGTTGGAGCATCCTACCCAGGAAATCAACCCGGAAGACTTCAAGGCTATTGGCCCCGCTGATCTGCCTGCCAAACCTCTTGGCAAGGCTTGATTTCGGAGGAACACGGCATGGAAGGACAAGGCGTATATTCCCCGAAAGAACAGTACAAGCAGATGTTTATTGAGACGGTCGGGAAGAGACCTGGTAGCATGGTGATGTGGCGAGTGCTTGACGAAATTGGCTTTTTCAACAGCCCGGCCAGCGCAAATCATCACCTGAATGTACCGGGCGGTCTGCTGATCCACTCCCTCAATGTGGCGAAAGCTGCAATGGAACTGTGCGAGGAGGAATGGTTCGCACAGTGCGATAAGAACGCTGTGCTGACTGCCGCCCTGCTGCACGATGTCTGCAAGGCTGGAAAGTACATTGCAAAGCCGGAGGGAGGGTATCGGTACAGAGACACCCGGATGCTGGGGCATGGTGAAGAATCGGTCATCCTGATTCAGCACTGGATGTACCTCACGGAAAAAGAGACGCTGGCGATCCGCTGGCACATGGGTGCCTACACCGGGCAGCAGGACTGGGATACTCTGAGCAAAGTATATGACAGTTGCCCAGAGGCTCTGTGCGTTCACATGGCGGATATGATTGCCACGCATATTATGGAGGTAGAGTGACCGATATGCGGCATAAAAACAGAAGCCCTCCCAAGGCGGCGGACGATAAGAAAAACCAGTGCAAGCATACATTCAAAATCACTGCCACTCACTGCGCCCCGTGCAGTGGTTACGACGTGGAGTGCAAGCACTATGAGGGAAACGGTGCTGCTGATACAAAGCATTGTCCCCGGTGAAACAATAGGCAGCCCTGCCCGCAGAAGCGGGGCTGCTTTTTATATGGCGCGGGGTGTCCTTCTGGTACAGGGACACCGTGAGCGGGGCCGGACCCCGCCTGCGCCTGCTTAACGCTTTCCATGAAAGCCGGGCACGGCCATGAAGTCAGCCGCCTGGCACGGCGGAGCGGTGCTGTACAGCAGCGTCCTCCTTTCCGTTCAAGCCCGATGAAAAACCGGGCTGCCGTTCTTGCCGAAGCCGCACCCGCATGGATATGACGGGAACGGGTGCGCCGCAGTGTGAGCGCAGAAACACCCTGTTCAACTTGCTCAGGCCAAAAGCAACAGGCCATTGCAGTGGCCGCCCCGCTCTGTACCTCTCTTACGGAGCGGGTCTGATATGCGAGCGCAAGGTGCCGCCTGTTTCCGATTTCCCATCATCAACAGACGGGTCGGTTCGATGCCGACCGTTCGCACAAGAAAAGAGGAAAACTATGAAAAACGTGAGACCTGATACCCTGTCGAAGCTGGCTGTATCTGTTGCGATTTGCGCGGCGGCTGCCAGCAGCGTTGCCGTTGGGCTGGCGAACAGCCGGATCAACGACCTGGAAATCCAGCGGGATATTTACAAATCCCGTGCGGAGGACTGGGAAGGAACCGCCGGAGCTATCGCCCAGTATGCAGACGATCTGGCGGACGAGTTGAAAATCAGAGATAGGCTGGATGAGAAGCTGCTTGTCGAGTATGCAGGGGTTTTCAAGTGTACCGCATACTGTACCGAGAAATACCAGCACATCTGCGGCACAGGAACGGGAATCACCGCCAGTGGGCAGCCGATCCAAGCGGATGTAACCGTGGCGGCAGACCAAACGCTTCTGCCCTATGGCACAGTAATCTACATCGAAGATGTAGGAATCCGCATTGTGCAGGATAGAGGCGCAGGGGTGCAGGGCGATCATTTGGACGTTGCTGTTTCCGGCAGCCATGAAGACGCTTTGAAATGGACAGGCTATGGCGAACACCGGGTCTGGATCATCAAGGAAAATAACTGATAGGAGGAAAACAACATGGATGGACTGGTTAAAACCCTCGGCACAGTTCTGCTTTTGCTGGCTGCTGCGCTCTGGGCAGCGGTTTTGCTGCTGGTGCCTGCTGCATTGGTGAAGCTCTGCTGGGTGTACCTGTTTGTATGAGGCTGGCCGGGATGAAGATGTATGAAATTGCCCTGAAAGGCTATGGCCGAGGGCTGCCCGCATGGTTGGCATACCGGGTCAAGGCAGCGTCGGCAGAAGAGGCCGTTTGCAAGGCGAAGAAGCAAGCCGCAGAACACTACATAGAATTTGAATGGTTTGAAGTTCAATCCATCGGAGAGGTGCGCACATGAAAATTGCAGCGATTGCCAAAGTAATCAAAGACCGTGCATCTTGTCACATTGTCAGGATACACGGAGCGGAAGACACCGAAACGAGTATGTTCATTGGCACAAGCTCTGAGCTTTACTCGCTGGAAGGATTCCCGAAACCGTGGACGGAAGCTGAGATTATGACAATGCTTGGCATCCAGAAAAAGCAGTGGGACGATGTGATCTACAGGGAATACCTGTGTGATACCGAAGCGGATGTTTGCGGCATGAATCTGGAAGATGCGCTTCGGGACGAGGTGGAGTGCAGAACAAGTTCCATCAGCCTCAGCATCGGAGGAACGCTTTTCATGGGGCTTATGACCCCGGACGAAAAGAACATTGATTTTGTCGCTGTCAGCAAGCTGGCACCCATTATGGACGAGATCAAGAAAAGTGACTACATCAACTACTGCCTGCGCTATGCAGCGAACGGCTCACGGTACTACGTTGTCCGGGATGGGATGATGGTGCGGGCAGCACTTCTGCCGATCACGCTGTCAAATGGCCTGTTGAAGGGTATGCAGAATATCGTGAACATGGCCCGGAATACGGCACAGCAGGGCGGCAAGACGGGTGAAAACAATGCCTGACAAGTACATCAATGCAAGCAGGCTGATTAGAAAGCTGGAATATGTTCGGAAAAGCGGACTGGCAGAACTGGTTGGCAACCCTACCTATGCCGGGACAGCAGCCGAAGTACGAATGTACCAGATTTACGACGGCATGATTGACCTTCTCAAAAACGAGCCGGGAGAAGATGTTGCCCCGGTAAAACCACTGGGATGGCCTGTTTGCCAACAATGCGGTCGTCCGATGGTGTACTGCGGGGAAAAGAAAATCGGGACTGATCGGTGGAAGCAATACAGCTGCAAGGACTGCTACAACCAGAATGTTTCCAGAAAGGCAGAAGATGATGCGTAAGTTTGCAAAATTGCTGGCCGTGGCTGCTTGCACCGCCGCGTTGTGCGGAATGCTGGCAGGCTGCGAATCGGCCAAAAGCGCAGTGACCAAAGAATATCTAGTCAAAACGGTGTACGTCTATTCGCCGGATGGCAAATTACTGGACAAAGGAACGCCGGATCAGATGTTTAGTACCGGGTACTACACAAGAGTTGAAATCACAATGAACGGAAAGCGGTATACAACCAACTGGGGAAACGTGGTTATGGTGGAGGAATGAGCTATGGACGCTGTAAAAGCTGATGTAAAGCGGCTGGTTAAAATTGAACTGGCCGCAGCGAACAGAAAATTTCGGATGTTCGCAAGCACCCACGAGGGTGTGGCAGTCATTCAGGAAGAAACAGTGGAAGCCGCACGGGAAATGGATGCTCTGCGCCGGGAGTTGAATGCAATGTGGATGGGAGCTTACTCCAACAATCCGCAAATCTCGACAAAGGGCGTGTATGACCGGGCAGTTGCCTTGGCTGTTGAAGCTATTCAGGTGGCAGCGATGGCCCGGAAGTTTGAACGCAGCCAGCGTCGGGGCTGGCCGGGAGCAAAGGAGCCGCACCATGGCGAAGAAAACTAAAACGCCGGCAGAGATCGAGAAAGTCACCATAACCATGAGCCGCCCGGTAGCCGAGGCAGTAGCGAAAGCCTGCGAGATGTACCTTCGTCTGCACATGGGCCAGTTTGAAGACCTGACAGATGAACTTTGCATGGCAAGGTTCTATGCTACTCTGGAAAACGATTCGTTTGCCGACAAAGAAGAACAAGATGGAATCTTCCGTATCTCAATCGACTGGCGGAACATCATGCGGGAGGAAATGGACAGGCTGTACAAAAGATATGTTCTTTCCGCCCCGCTCGATTACTGCATGAGAATCCCGTACCGGGCAGAGCAGGTCTGGCTTGCAATCCGCCACGCTCTGGCATGGCACGATAACCCGAAGGGCGACTACACGGTTCAGTATGACAAGCCGCTCAACCGTTCGGATCAGCCGCAGCCGATGGTGCAGTTGTACGAGGCACCCACAGAGGGAAAGTCTGTCTGTGATGGCAAGTGTGCAGTGTGTGGGAGGTACTGAAATGAGCACGGCATTATTCAATCTGGACAGTGACGGAACACTGGAAATCCTCATATCCAGAGCAAACATCAAGAAGATAACACGGGTGATGATCGCAGAGCCGGGTAGGAAAACGGCAAAAAACTTCCTTCTCGATACACAGCCGCTGGAATCGGAATGGGAATTGAATCCAGGCCGGTGTACCTGTGAGCATTTCCGTTGCAAGAAATGCCATTTCATCAACTGTGTGGCAGTTAAATACTGCGGTGAGTGCGGAGCGAAGATGAAAAATGCAGGCGTAAAGCCGGAAGATTTGCCGTGCCGCTATGAGTGAGATAGAATTTGAAAAGACCTGCTGCACCTGCCGATGGCACGAAAGCTATACCTGGGTCTGCTTCAATGGTCTGTCGCTGAACTGCACCGATGTCACCGACGTTGAGGACAGCTGCGAACACTGGGAAAAGCGGACGGACGAAAACGGCATTGAAGACTACGAGGTAAACTGAAATGACAACCAAGAGAATGAAAAAGCTCCTGATGGGCATGGGGCTGTCCCGGAACCAGGCAACCCGGATGATTCAGGAGCAGCGCACCGAAGGATCGAAGGACGTGAGCAACGCTCTTTACTTTCACGTCTTCCAAAAGAACTTCAATCTGATCGTGTCCAACTGCGGCGGCGAGGTGCTGCCCTATCTCAACAGCTTCGTTTTGAAATGACTACAGTTTGAAGTCGTTTCCAGAGAATAAGCAAGCCCGTCGTAAAATTGCCGCCCTGACGAGGCGGCAAGGGGCTTGTATACCGAGGATAAACTAAGAACCAGCGGAGAACGTAGCTTGAGGTTAGATTGAAAATTAGCTTGTAATCTAACCAAGGTCTAAGCAAGATTTAGTCAAGACCTATGCAAGCCGTTCCCGTGACGGGGGTACAGGGGGAACCCCCTGTATTGTCTCCCCGCGGCAGTAGGGCGTAACGGACAGCAGAGCTTGCCAGAGCGGGGGCGGGGGCAAGCATAAAAGTACACGGGCGGCGGGCGGTTTGGCCTTTATTCAGCAAATTGGACGTTTACGGGAAGGAGGACGTAGTGGGTATGGGCGGCGGCTTTTATGTCAGAGAACAGAAATACATCTGCGGCAAAAATTATGCCACTGCGCCCACCATGCAGGCGGAGTTTTTCGAGGTTTCCGAGAAAGAGCATAAGGCCAGCACCCGGCGAAAGAAAGAACTCGCCACAAGTCTGGCGAAGGAAGCCTACAACCTCCGTAAATCTGGCCGTTATCTCGTTCTGCTGGTAAACACGAACTTCCGCCCCGGCGATTACTCTGTTACATACACCTACGACGACGAACACCATCCGGCTCCCAATGATCTTGCCCGGGCTGACCGGGATTTCTCCAACGCAATCAAGAAGCTGTACCGCCTTTGCGATAAACAGGGCATCCAGCGTCCAAAGTGGGTCGTAGTGACGGAGTATTGCACCATGGACCCGGTGACGGGTGAAGTCCTGGGGCGGCACCATCACCACGTCATTATGACCCACCCGGCGGGGCTGACCCGGGAAATGGTGGAGCAGGCATGGAATGGCCGGGGTATGGCTCGGTGTGAGCCGTTGCACTTCGACCACAACAGTGTGGAAAGCCTTGCCCGGTATATCGTGAAGAACCGCCGCTGTAAACGGCACTGGCGGCAGAGCCACGGCCTGCAGCCGCCCAAAATGCCCAGGCCGAACGACAACAAAATGAGCCGATCGAAGCTCAAGGACGTGTGTGAAAACTGTCTGGAAGACCGGGCGTACTGGGAACGGATGTATCCGGGGTATACCCTGCATCGGTGCGAAGTCACCATCACGGGCAACTCTACCCGTCACCTGATTGTGAGCCTATACCGCAAGGAACCACCGAAGAACAAGAACAGGAGGAATCAGCCGTGAGTGCGAGACTGGAACTGGAAGACCTGCCGCCCCGGTATCGTGCCCAGGCGGAGAAGCAAATAGCCGCTCGATGCGCACGGAAAGCCCCGGTAGGGGCGGTATCGCTGGAAGCAGCGGCCAAGGCTGCCGGGGAGATCGGGAAAACCTTCGAGAGCAAGGGCGAGTATGATTTTTACATTGGCACAGTGCTGCCGGGCATCCAGTCCGGCAGGATCATCAAGGCAACGCCGCACGTTGCCTTTCCTTTGCTGCCCGCAAAGGATTTCTGCGCTGTCCATCTCCCGGCGGCAAGGTATACGGCGGATTATGTGCTGGAATATGCCGACGGAACGGTGGAAGTGGTGGAAATTAAGTCAAAATTCACCCGGCGGGCGCAGAGGGACTACATCTACCGCCGCAGGCTGTTTGTTGACCTGATTGCAGAACCGCGGGGCTATGTGCTCCGGGAAATCATCACCCCGGACACGAAAAACGAGATCAAAGAATGGAAACGTCTGGCTGAACAGGCGGGAAAGGAATCATCATGGGCAAAAGCAGAGCAAGAGTGCCGTCGTACTACCGGCAGAGCATCCAAAATGCTGTAAATCGACAGATCAACCTTGGCCGCACCAAAACGGCGGCATCGCTGAACCAGGAGGCTATCGGGCAGGTCGTGTCATACTGCTTTGTGGCAGCGGCACACGACATTCTGGGTTTTGATGCAGGAAAGGCGGCTGTGCTGACCGTCAAGATGAACAATGCGGCGGAACGGTACACGCTGGATCGGGACAAACGAGGGGCGCGGAAAGCTCGCATTGCACTGGAAGACCGCACCACACCGTTGATGGTGGAAACTTTCCTGCTCCCGGCGGGAAAGCTGGGCAAGACGGCCAATGAGCGGGAAGTCCTTGCCGAACGCCGGGACGCCGCCGACATGGTAGCCCGGTATTGTGTGGAAGCCCTGCATGATATGGCCTATACCGTGGAGCAGATCGCTGCTGTCATGCAGGAGACCCGCTCAAACTTCGAGCAGTTCTTGGGCTGGTCCGAGGATGGCGAGATGGTAGCTTACGAGAAGCTGCGCCGCGTTGTGGAGGACATCTACGGCGTGGGGGCTATGGTCGAGCGGGTAAACGGGCAAGGCCCCATCTTCGGAAGCGAGTTTTAATTTTTCGGGAGGCAGAGCATGAAGACACACGAGGCGGAAGCGATTTTGAAATACTGCGCAGATATTCCCCGCCGGCTTACGATCATCCGCCGCCAGTGTGCCACTCTGGACGACGAAGTAGACACCCTGAAAGGCATCAACATGGACGGTATGCCCGGCGGCGGGCTGCCCGGTGACAGCACCGCGGCGATGGCCTGCAAGATGGACGATCTGGGCATTGGCGACAGGCTGCGCAGTCTGGAACGTCAGCAGGCTCTTTTGAAGTCCGACGAGGCTTTGATCCGGGGACAAATTGACCGTCTGGACAGTGTCCACAATCTGATCCTGACAGAATACTACATCGGCCACAAAAAATGGGCAGAAGTGCAGGTCGATGCGGGATACAGCATCCAGCATTTGAAACGGCTTCGGAACGTGGCTTTGCTGGCCTTTGGCCGAGGCGTGGAACGGCTGCCCGAGTGCCCCGCCTTATTATCACGCGCGTATAACGTGCGCGAGACCCTGCCCAGGGCAGATGCGTGGCTTGAGGGCGATATTCTCCTATAGGGGAGATCGACCGTCGGGGCCTCACGCAAATGCGCTTCCGCAAATTGTGTCCACCCGGCGCAGAAAAACAAACACGACTACCCTGAAATGTGGAAAAGTTGGCAAGAAATTACCCGGCAGGCTGTGCGGCCTGCCGGGTATTGTAGAATCTGAGATTTTGGAGGGTAAAAGCTATGAGTATACATTGCATGGGAATACGGCTGGTTCCAACAAGGGCGGCAGGCTACCCCCATCGGGCGGATGGGGATGAAAAAGTGCTGCGAGAAGCCGAAACCGAATTTGTGGACATGGTTCTCAAAGAAGATCGGCAAGCCCGTCCAAAATGGGCACGAGAAGAAGATGAACTCTGCAAATTTGTTAAAATCGACGACCAAGGAAGCATCGAACTGATTTCGGCCATCGGTAAGGGGGTCCGTTTCAGGAACAGGGAGAGCGTGAAGAATGTTCTTGAATTTGTCGAAAAGCTGTTCGATGAAATGCAGGAGGGCGACAATGAGAATCAAAATTGAGATCAGTGGAATCGGATTGCGTGAACACGTTGCAAAAATCATTGCAAGACAAATCGTGAAAACAGGGATAAAAGAAAAACAAAAGTGGTATAACGAAGAAGCTATCCAGTGCGAGTTGAATAACATGGGCACCATCAAGCTGGTTAAGTGCTGGATAAGAAATGTTTGGCCGCTTCCACAGCTACACTCTTTGCAATCTCGACTATCACATCTGCACTGAAAGAACCGGCTTTTTTAGCAACGCTTTTGACCTTTGCCCAGTTTGTGTCTGCTCGGATATTCTCAAGAAAGCTATGTCCGGCAGGGGTCAATTCCCGGATGTTGACACGGTACTGTTCAGGGTGAGAACCGGGGCAAAGAGCGATAAGCCCAGCTTCGGCGCAGTATTTCACGGAATAAAGAATATCATCATTGTCGAATTTAGCTTCAAGCTCAACTTGATAAGTGGGCGGATCAATGGGTCCTTCACCAAGCATATCAAGAATATCAGCCCGTGCATAACGAATGAAGTAGCAGTAGTGGTCAAAATCTGTGTGTTCTTCAACGCAGAGCATAACAGCCCGCACACAATCCATGCTCAGCTTCATACAAATCAATCCTTTCAACACCATAAGCCCGTCAGGTCATCGACCCGGCGGGCTTTTCGCTTTTGTGATTACTTTTCGTTCGGATTCTCAGAATCAGGCGGTGCGTTGCGCTTGAGGATGATCTGCGGAGCATCGGGGGCGGCTCCCTGCTCTTTGGCGTACCGGGCGATTTCATCCGGCAGCCCGACGGGGAAACCGTTTTCGTCAAGTGGTCCATCGTACCCGGTGAAGTCCACGATATGCACGGCGGGCGGCTCGGGAATCAGCTTGTAGTATCTGCCGTCCTCGTAGTTCTGATCCGTGACCCGGTTCCAGTAGCCAATATCGCCGTGCTCTTCCTGGGCGGCCTCCATTGCGTCCTTGGCCTGTTCTTCGGTCAATCCGTCGAAGGTCAGGCGGGAGCCGTCTGCAAAGGCGGCAACCAGCCGCCACGGGGCGAAAAACTCTGTGTCGTTCGTAGAAATACCTCCTTTTGGGCAGTTAAGTCCATAAATTGTAGGTTTTGTATCAAAAAAGCGGGTTAAATATGCGGAAATGGCATTCTTAGCCGCCAATGTGCATTTTTGCACAGTTTATTTCGTGGGGATGTACCCATGCAGGCAGCGGTTGCAGCCGTATTTCGTGAGAGCGGCAGTCACACGATCTTCCGGGAAGTAAAATACAAGTTCGTTTTCGTTGGGGAGACCTGCTCCGGCGGGATATTCAAGCCCGGTGTACCAGTCCGTTTCCATCTCATACTTGCGGCGCAGGTATTTGTAAACATCCCGCTGTGCTTTGTCGAACACCTCCACGAAGGAGAAGGACGCACACGGCGGCAGCTCGTTTGCCAGCATGGGCACGTTTTCGGCGATCCATGCCGCAATTTTGTCTTTGGCGGCGTTGCGGCGGGGCTTGTCATCGCGGTGGATGGCATCCAAGATCATTACCAAAGCTGGTTTCGAGAGCTTAGAAAGCTGTTCGGCCAGGGGGTAAGGATTTTCGTGTAGCAGGGGCGACGTGCGCAGTTCATCGGCGAGATCGAGATCATAGCAGGTAACAGCCCGCTGGCGGTCGTCTACCCGCTCGCTGGTGTAGTACAGCATATTTTCGATGTGCTTTTGCGCAGCCTCGGAAAGCTGCTCCACAAGGGCAATGCTGTCCTCAAAGCTGATCTGCGCTTCGTTCCGTTCGCCGCTGCTCCTGCCCGTCTTATAGTCCAGAGGGATGATCCCAAGCTCCATAGCAAGGCGATAGACGTGCTTGCAGGGCTTTTTCCGTTTCACAAAATCGTTGCAGGTGCAGGCGGCAAGGCTGGTCTGATAGGGCAGCTTGCCGGAGCCGTAGAAAACCCCGGTTTCGTGTTCCCGGTCAATGCTGGTGGGGCTGGTCTTGCTCTGCTGGGCACTGTTCAGCCGCTTTTCTTCGTCGGGTCCGGCGTTCTGTTCAGGCCAAGGGCCAAATGCAGGGATCGTATACATGAGAATACCTCCTTGTCGGTTTTTGTTACTGGATTTCGTTACAACCATGATAGGGCAAAACGCAAAGAAAAGCAATAAAACGCAAGAAAGATTTCGTGTGGAATCCAACAAAATCCCCGGCGGGTGGCCGGGGCGCAGAAATCAGGCAAAGCGGATGGTGTTTCGTGCCATGCGGCCGCGCAGGGCAGAGATCGTCAGACTGCCGCAGGCGTTATCCCATCCACCCCCGGCGGCGGGAATGTAGGGATACAGGGTGCGTGGGTCGTTGGAATCCGGGTCAACGAGATGGTGGACGCGCCCGGTTTCATCGTCCGTGTAAACGTCCCATCCTGCAATGCTGTGGCGGGTATAGGTTTTCATACTCGAATCCTTCCTTTCGTGTTTCGTGCTGGGCGGCGGCTCAGGCTTCGGTGAAGTGGGAGACGGTGCGCCGGGACAGCGCAAAGGCGATGGCGGGCACATCGTCGTCCGTTTCGCTGCGGGCTTTGATGGCCTCGGCAATGCGGGCCAGATCGTCCACCGTGATGCCGCCCGGCTTGCGGCTGCTCTCGGCTGCATCGTTCAAGATGCGGTCGTATTCCTCGCAGTCGCAGCAGGTGCAGTAGCCGTTGGCAATGCAGGCGTAACGTGCGCCCTCAGCGTCCAGAATGCGGGTCTCTTTCAGTTTCATTTCGTGACAGCTCCTTTTCGTGTTATGGTTGGTGTTCGGGATGATCTCCCGGCGGCTGCCGGGGTAGTGGGGCGGGGCTGCTTTGCGGTGCTTGCCCTGCCAGAGTGTCCGATTTCGTGTTATGCGTTGCCGTCGAGAACGTCCATCACCTGATGTGCGGCATACTTTCCGTTTGCGGTGAGCTGCCGCTGCCATGCGCTGTTGCGGGGAGACCAGCGGAAACCGTTTCGTTTCAGCAGCTCCCGGGTCTCGTCATCGGGCTTGCCGTCAAAGATCAGCTGCACCCGCATGGCTTCGGTGTCTTCCCGGTAGGTGTAGCCGCTGCGCTCTTCTTCCACCGGGGCGGCGGCTTTGGCGGCTTCCAATTTCGTGATCCGCTCCTTTACCCGCTTGATGTTGGCGTTGCTGTTGCTGAGGGCGTAGGTCGGGAAGGGCTTGCCGTGGAACTGCAGCGGGGACCCGTCGCCGTTCCGCCCGCCTACGGGGTAGACCTTCGGTTTCGTGATCCATGCCATAGTGTCGGCGGGGATGCCCTCAAAACCGTCCAGCGTTTTGTTTTTGCGGTAGTAGGCATTGGCGGAAACCATCATTTCGTGCCCGGCTTCCAGCCCGGCCAGCTTCTCCCGGAGATAGTCCAGCACCTCGGGGTCATTGCTCTTGACGGTGAGTGTGTGGGCGGTCTTGAGCAGATCAAGATAGTGTTCCGCCTTGCGGAAGGTTTCGTGATTGGCTTCCCATGCTTTGACCTGCTTCTCCTTCTTCCGGGTCGGGAAGTTGCCAGCCCCGCAGATCATCACGCTGGGGCAGCGGGTGCCGATCTCGTTGTCCCGGTTGATGGCTTCGGCCAGCGTCCTGGCGTAGCGGTCAAACAAATACTCGGCGTGTTCCTTCTGGGCCTCGGTGCTGCACAGGGCTTTGACCCGTTCCAGGATAGCGGCGGCTTCGGCAACGTCGGCGTTGTATCCCGCGGTCGCGCTGCCCTTCTCGTAGTCGTCGAAGGACCGCATTTCGTGAGAGAGGCGGGCGGTGGATTCGTTGATGGTGTAAGTACGCATTTCGTGTATCTCCTTTTCGTGTTGGATTTCGTGATACTCCCGGCGGGCTGCCGGGGCGGTGGGATCGGGTCGCTTTGCGGTGCGGCCCGTCAAGGTGTCCGTTTAATCCATCTGGCAATAGTCCATGGTCTGATAGCCCATCCCGGCAAGTGCCCGGGTCATTGCTTCGGCGTTTCGTGTGCGGGCGTTGCCCTGCGCTCTGGTGTCCGGCCCGAAGACCCACCGACGGCCCCCGAACAGGTCCCAAGAAAAGCAGCTCGTGCCCGCTTCCTTGGCGGCCTGCTCCACCTTTGCCGCCTGCCAGCGGGGAAGACTGAGGGCGACGGAATCAAAGTTGCAGGTGCCGCCGTCTTCCGGGTTTTCGCGTTCGGCGTTGCGTCCGGCTTCCAGCGCGGCCCGCAGGTCATCCCGCAGCTTTGCGTATTTGCCGGAAAGCGGTTTCGTGGCGGGCTTCTCGGTGAGGCGGCGGAACAGTTCCCCATACAGGCGGCGGGCGGTGTCCAGGTCTTCCACCTCGTCGCTCTCGATCTCGTTCCCTTCGGCATCCAGTGCGGCGACGGTGAAGCGGCCCGGGGTGATCTCGGCCACGTCCACGACGATCTGCCGCCCGTTGTAGTCGCTGCCCTCGTAGTGGAGCCATGCGGTGCGCTGGTGGGTCTGCTGATATGCTGTCATGGTGTGCATCTCCTTTTCGTTTCGTGATATGCCCCCCGGCGGGCTGCCGGGGCAGTGGGGCGGGGCTGCTTTGGGCGGTGCAACCCTGCTAGAGTGTCCGGGGAAGGTCAGGCGGTGTACAGGTAGCCGCGGCGGGCACAGATGACGGTAAGCCGGGCCGCGTCGATCTGCGGTTGAAGTTCCGCGGCCTTGCAGGGGCTGAGCCGAATTTCGGTGCGCAGGGTCTGGATCTTCCACAGTGCGGGGAGTTCCACGTTGATCTGCTCGAAGATGTTGTTAAACTTTTTCATGGTATTTACTCCTTTTCATGTTTCGTGATATGCCCCCGGC